AGAGCCCACCGTTTTGGCGAAAGCTTTATTTGACTTTGTTAAGACCGGAGAGAGGTGTGATTTAGTGAATAGTGTGGACAATCACGCACGGTCCTGCATACTTGAAGTCCCCGGTCATTCTGTTACAGGTGATGGTATGAACCTCCTGTTCGGAGCAACCAACGCTGAGTGGAAAGAAGACCCGGCGAAGGTAACAGAGATGGTAAGGCTAGTTATGTATCATATGGCTCTCCTACTCAGCGGTGAAGAAACGCTGGAGAATGGCGGTATTCCTGTTTATAAGTGTGTTCTGAAGCAAGAACCGCATAAACCGTCTAAAGTCGTGGAAAAGCGATGGAGAGTTGTACAAGGGGTTCCCGTGTACCACCAAATTATCGTACGTATGGTATTTGGTAATTTCTTTAACGGCATGATTCAAGAATTTGGGAAGCACAATGGTGCTCAAGGGTTCAACATGTTAAGTCATGAGCATAGAGACAAGTTATTGTCCAGTGTTGAAGCTGCATTTAAAATGGGCTTAAAACCGTGCTCCGGGGATGAACAATCGGCAGATTTGAGTATAACCCGTGACATGATATCAGCCGCGCACACTGTGATGCAGTTGACGCTCAAGACAAAAGAAGGGACGGCCCTCAAGTGCCTTGAGAACTCTGTGTCTAATTACCACTCGGAGCCGCACATTAATTGTGCTGGCGACGTGTATAGGTGTGAACGGGGTTTAGTGTCTGGCTATTTGGGCACGACTGAAATTCATAAAATCGTCCATGACATCATACAAACGTATGTATTTATAGATCAGCCACTACGATGCGTAGGGTTTTACATGGGCGACGACTGGGTGAAGCATCATTTTGACGAGGAAGTGCAGGACGCGTACGAGGCTTTTGGAATAAAGTTGACGGACGTGGCCCCTTTTGTCACTAATGGTAAAATATCATTCTGTTCGCATGTGTTTCAGCGGAAAGATAATCATGTGTATTATCAGCCTGAAGTTCCAGAGAAATTGTTAGCTAGGCTACTCAGTGGGGGGCCTAACTATGCCAAAGAACATGCAGCTGAGTACGATAGTTTGATTAGAGCAGACTGGTTTGCTGAGACGATGGAAGCTAGAGTCGTTAAAAGAATCTTCCAATTAGTAACCAGCAAGGTGGAAAATCAGTGTACGCCAACCCATTGTGATTGGATGGCGTTCAGCCAATTCTTTGTGAAGCCAATATGCAAGCGGTCATGGGATGAGTTTGTCCAACGTTATGGACATACAATCCGGACTGAGAGGTGCGCACTAGAGTCCCTTATCATTAAG